ACACTTTCTTCGGTGAGCATATCCGTAATGACAGGATCGAAAGGCGATGTAGGATATTCAAAATCACCATCTGCGGTATAGTACATCAACTGACCGAGATAGTTCTCTGGCCCTCCGGCATCCATCATCTGACTGACGGCATTCTTTGGATTGAAATGGTCAATGAACTGAACCATCCGCATATTAAATAATTTGCCTGTCACACCAGTCCAGTCCGGGTAAACGGCTATACGTCCGGTGTATGTGCCTTTATTTTCGATCTCCAGACGACAATGCTCAAACGGTATATTGAAATATTCCGTAGGTGTTCCCATCCAGTCATACTTGACCAGACAGGCAAATCCATTAAAGTTTTTCAGGTCCTTTGCGAACTTCCTTAACAAGGAATTAGCACGTTCACCGTCATTATTGAGTATTGTATTGGCAAGCGTCTGGTCTGTGAACCCTGCACCTTCTACAAACTTGACATAAATATCCATACAGGTTCGCCCTGTACCGGATGAATTTATTATCTCCAATACCTTTTGAGGATAGTCGTTATACTGACCATAACCTTTAATACGCTTTGAAGTAATATAGACATTCCGCTCAACTCGTGGTGCTGTTTTCGTAGCGGAAACTCGCATTATTTCTTGGCTTTAGGTCGTTTGACTTTCGGTTCTATGACACTCTCAATGAGGCTTTCTGCTATCTCCTGTACTGGTTGTTCAGTAGGTGGAATGATCGTCACCTTCGGCTTTACCACGGAAGGAGCAACACGTACACGGTCGAAATATATAATCTTATCGGGATAGTTTGCCATGTACCAGTCGCCAATCTCATCAGTTATTGTGTCGTTGGTACAAGTTTTTGAAGCATCACCAAAAGCCTCAAGTAAAACACCTTTTTTCAATTCGTAGTTTCTTGTTGCCATAGTCTGTGAATTAATAATTGTTAATAAAGCCTCAATATAACAGGTGTTGCATGATATTTTAATACTCTCACCTGTCAGATTCTTATAGGCTTCTCTGATCTTTTCTTTACGTGCCGAGGTACGAAACTGTTTAAAGTTTATAAAGTCCCTCGCAAACGATTGAACTTCATCTATTAACATAAAAGAGTGCGGCTTTTTACACCGCACCTATTAATGTAATACACCAGCCGGGCAACATGGGGCAAGCAATGAATGTAATGCAGCCTTAGTTGTAGTAAGTGTTGCGCCAACAAAGAGTGATAATGGTATGGATGATTCTTTCATCTTATCCGATGTTCCGGTTGTAAGCACCCATCCTCCAAGCATCTCATCAGAGTTGACATCACGTTCAGCGGCATTAAGCTCAAGACCAAAGTCCCATCCCAATACTTCAAAGACCGTTCGCCCTGCACCGAGTGTGGTATCAGGCTTAGCGTAGTTATTCTCAATGACAACGATGAACCGGGAATCCTTCAGGTTCTCGATCCAAAGTTTATCTTCAGGCGTATTATCAAAAAGACGGAATACAAAAGTGTGATCCCATGTTTTCTGATAGGTTTTTTTGACCATTGTCACCTTATGCTCGTTTGAGAAATTATATCCTTCCACGCACCAGGCATAGCACGGTGGCGAAAGAGTCTTTAGAACCAACTGAGTCAATAGCAAAGGATTTGTCGGACTGAAAGTACTGAGTGTCTTATCGACACAATCGTAGTTTATCAGGTACGCCTTATCCTTGATGCCAGGTACAAGATTCTCACAGTTCTTGAGAATACATGACACTATTTGATTACATCCTATTGTCATAGTCGTAAGTATTATCTTCCAACCATTAACAATCTGTCGTCAATAATCTTTGCATCGAAAGCATCAACAGCCTCGATACGATTATAACGACTTCTTGGATCATAGAAGGAATTTATATTTTCAAACAATGATGTGCAAGCCATACCGATATTCAAGTTTGATACGGTAGTATATACAACACGATGAGGATCATTCCATCTCGTTCCGTTGTTCTCGTATGTACGTATGAACTGATCCCACAAAGGAATACTTACAATTCTTATTCCATCCCATGTAGCAAACTCCAGCCCGTTAACCATTAGTTTGTAATCCTGGAATGCTGTTCCGAGTGCCTGTAACTGCCTTCTGAGGCGATCCATAACCGAACGGGTGACAAGTATCACACGATCAGGCTGCTGAACGAGTTCCGAAGGTGCTGCGTCGATCAGTGAATTGACGGCATTGTATGACAATAACGGTGTAGCAACAGATTGCTGAAGGGCGTATGTTGCCTGTGTGTTACCTGGGAATGCCTGTAACTGTAATGGATTGGCTGCATAAATGACTGCCATCTGCTGCCAGAAACCATTGAGTACATTGAAGAAGTTCCGGTCAACACCCGGAGTAAGAACGCCGAGAGGCCAGTTTGTTGCTGCTGTGTTGCCGAACCATGCATAACGAAGGACTTCTTTTGGAAGATCCGTTGCATAGATATTAGCAATGAACTGGAATATCTGAGTCTTGGTCAGATCGTAAGGATTGGCACAATCAATGTACAGACGCATCAGCGAGTTTTCGATCTCGTCAATACACATGTCATTGATGAACTCAAGATATTTGGGTTCCCATGTTTTCTCTACTGCGATTGTTTCGTGGCATTGAGCAACGGGATCGCAGGACTGAGCAGCTTTGAGTATCAGACCAAATGTTCCGGGTATAATACCAATACGTTTGTCGTTCTTGATCCCTGTCACAAGTGTATGGAAGGAATTTAAAGGCGGTGCTTCAAGAACGGCTGTTACGATAAGTTCATTCAGCGACCGAAGTTCATCGGCAGTGAAGTGAAGATTATCAAGGTTGATTTTGTGTCCACAGGACGGTGTGAATCGAGGCATAATTATTCTTTTTTAGAGTTAATAAATTCACGAACTTGATTGAGGTCAATATCGCCGACTTTGTCAACATTATTGAAACGGTTACGACTTTCAGGCTTCCATGAGTTTTTCAGTTTACCTAACTCATCAATCATTGACATCGCTTCAGCTTCACGTTGTTTAAATGATGCTTCTGCGGCTACAAGATTTGGTTTCTCTTTCTCAAGATTTTCAAGAGCCAGCTTATTGGCATCGACAAGTGCCTGAAGTTCGGCGATCTTTTCGTTTGCCAGGTCCAGTTCCGACTTTTCTGCCATAGGCGTACCGACTTCGGTAACTTTACCATTCTGAACGGTAATCTTTTTACCGTCAGCCATCATATATTCACCATCAGGCGAAGCCTCATCGCCAACGGCAGGATCACCAGTTGGCTTTGTGAGAGTCAATTTCTTGCCGTCCTTATCTGTTATCGTCTGATCGGACGGTTCGATACGGGATAGATTTTTGATCCTGTCGAGGATAGCATCAATCTTCTCGCCGAAAGTTTTTACATCTTTTTCATCCATAATAAATTGTTTTTTAAAATTATAATACGCATAAGCTTTTACTGGTTCAATTATTTTCGTGGCGAAACCAAGTGATAGCATATCTTCAGCTGACAGCTTAGTATCGTTTGACATATATTCCGCAAGTTTCTCCTTTGGCGAGCCGGTACGTGAAACATAGAAATCCAATATTTTGGCTTCTTCCTGCTTTAGTGATTCGGCAATCTTTATAAGATCACCGGATTCATACTGATCTGCAAGTGTGAAAGGCGGAATAAATGGATTATGAATAAGTCCGTCAGCATTCGCCATCATCTCACGATCCTGACCTGCAAGGAATATTATCGTTGCAATACTGTATATTTTACCTTCACCGACAGTAGTTATTTTCTTACCTGATGTCATCAACAGATCGGCTATCGCCCATCCTTCCTGCACATCACCGCCACGGGAATTGATCTTAACGGTTATTCCTGTTGCATCTTTATTCTGATCAAGAAATTCTACAACAGACTGCGCTGAAATATTTTCAGGGTTTTCCGTTGATCCAATATCACCGTATATTTTCAAAATTGCTTCCATTACCATAGCCAGTTATCAATGTCTAAATGTACATTTGGAGCTAATTGATCATCGACTGAATCTCCTAATTCAACAAAACCGCCTATTATGCTATAAAATGTTGACATTATGGTATTGAATTAAGTAACTCTAATCCTATGAAATCAATCTGATCATCTCCTATATCTACTGATGAGAGCATCAGAATTAGTTCGTTGACAATATTCCAAAAAGGATATTCAGGCATAGTCTTAATTATTAAGGAAGAAAACCACCACACTCAAATAGCTGATACCAAATAAGATTATCAAGTTGATGAGAACCATTAATGTCCTCATTATACATCGAATATTCATCATCGTAAAGGAAATCCTCCATCGGAATCGTACTTATATAACTGTACGCAAAACAACAAGTTTCGTCCATTGTCTTTAGATTTTAATTAACTGTAAAATTAAATTAAAGGAATAGTAACTATTTAACATAAATTTGTTAAAATCCCCTCGCCATGAACAACGAGAATACACCCTTTCTCTTTCAGGGCATTCTTTAGATGCTGAAAATGTACTTTTATTTTCTCACATACATCACCATTGAGGTTAGGATGATTAACCATATCAACACCAAATAGATGAATCTCATCAGCAAAATAATATTTCCATGCTACCTGAACAGCAACGAAAGGACTGCAAAAAGATTTCTGTAAGAAGTTAGTATTGATATTACATCCTCCATCGGGATAACCGGGAGCAAGGTTTATCTTAACGAAATCTGATCGTACATCATAATCAACGATCTGTGAATAGAATGCCTTTGGTTTACATCCTTCAATATATTTCCACCTGTCAGCCGTGAATCCTTTCGGGTAATCCAAACATACAACTACATCTGTATTGACAAATCGCCAGATGTCATTAACTCCAACAGACAGATCAAAATCTTCGACTTTAAAATCTGCGAGCGAAGTTCCCAGACCGAGAACCGCTATTTTCACCATAATCCCATGTCCCTTCTATTTCTGTTTTACCACGTCTGACCCTGTCTTTCCGTGTCCCTGCCGTATCGTGTAAGATATGTTCGCCAGGTACAGATTCCCAGCTCCATCCCTTACCGTGTGTATGACCGAGGCCGGGAAATACTTTCAATATCTTTTCTGTCAGTCCGTGAGTATGAATATCCAGTGCAGCGAGATAACAAGGTGCTCCATGATGAACGTAAGGATGAAATTTATGATACTCCGAAATCTGAAGAAGATGAAAAAATGGGTGCATCATATACATAAATCCCTGCGTTTTGTGGTGTGACTTTGCTCCATACTCATAACCATCGAATGCAGTTTTTTCTACGTAACCAACGCCGTAAGTATCTTCCTCCATCATGTCAAGCATCTCCTTGACAGGACTTTTCTTCATTACTATATCCGAATCAAAGATCAGTGCAAATCGTGTCTTACACATACGTATCGCCATATCCATACCACGACCATGCCCGATATTATAATCACACAGAACGAGTGTAGTGTATGGTGAAGTCAATGTTTTGACATACGCCCTGCAAGGATCCTCCAGGTCTGAGCCATCAACAATTATTATCTGCATCTCAGGATGAAATCTGCGGACAGAATCATACGCCCCTTTGAGCAAAGAGTCGGTGTTGTGTGTCACCACTATGCCTGTAATATCTTTCATAGAGTTTTGCATCTTCTTGTATCTGTGAAGTTAAATAAACCATTCCTAAATCCGGGTACATCGGCATTGAATTACTATGTCCTGCACCTATTCCGGCACGACCGGGCATCCCTTTTATTCCTATTGCCAGGTTGTTTTCATTGAACATACTGACTTCGCCACGATGTACATACTGCTGTGCATGGAGTTTCTCAAAGAACTTAAAATCTATGAACCGTTCAT